CTGTCCACAGACTCCCCCACCTGCTCAAAGCCCTGCGATGTAACAACGCTCACCGGGATGCCGTCGATTCCGGTGAGCGTTGTGATCTTGTAAACGGACTGCCGATGTCCCATTTTCAGCGAGGTGTTCCCGCTGACGACGCGCAGATCAAACACCGATCAGCACCGCCCTTTCCTGCAAAAATTTTGCCTCGCGCAGCATCTGTGCCGGGGACTGCTTCTGCGCATAGATGTTCTGCACGACCGGCGCTGCCGGCCTCGCGGCAGCCGCGCTGCGTGTGCTCTTTGTCTCGCGGACCGCCGATGTATTGGTCAAATACGGGGCATCCGCAAAGCCGCTCTGCGACGCTGCAGCAGCGTCCAGCGAGGCATGCTTCACGCCGTCAAGCTCGCTGCGGATGCCGTCGGCAAGACCTTCGGAGATAAAAGCGCCATAAGACCGGAACACCTTGGAAGGGCTCTGGATCCGCAGCGTCACGGTAAACGTCCGGGTCATGATCGCAGCAAGCGCACGCATCTGACCTTCAAGCGCTCCGCTCTTTGAGGCAAGGCCGTTGATGAGACCCTGCACTGCCTGCGCGCCGATGGTGGTGAAATTCCCCTCCATCGCGCCCAGCGCCGTCGTGGCCGCCGTGACCTGTCCTTCGACCGCTTCGGTCAGACGGGTGTCAGCGGCGATCTTCTCCGCCGCGTCCGCCACGGGGTTTTCCTCCGTTTCGGCCACGGCGCCGAGAGACTGGAGCCACGCCTGCGCCGCGGCGTCGCCGCCATCGGAAAAAGCCTGCGACAGCGCCGAGAGCTGCTCCGGCGTTGACTTTGCCAGCTCGGCCATAACGCCCGCCATTTTCTCCGGCCCCTGGTCGATCAGCGGCTGCAGAAGATCGGACGGCAGCTGGCCGCCGAGTTGGGCAATGTTATTGCCCCAGTCCTCCATCGCCTGCGTGTTGTGCTGCAGGTTCTTTATCATATCCTTCACGGAAATGTCGGACTTCGTGTTGATCTTCTCGAACATGTTGGTCGCGGCATCTGTAAAAGTATCGAGCCGTTCGGATGCTTCATCCGCGCTCATGCCGATAGATTCCAGCACATTTGTCACATCATACCCGCCAAGAACAACCCGCTCAGCGGCTTCCGCACTGGCGTCCAGCGCATCCGCAGTGTCATCGATGGCGGCTGCTGTACTCTGCGCCGTAATGCCGGCATCAGCCATGTATCCCTCGTAATCGGCTACCGCGGCTGCAGCGTCGTCCGCCGCCAGCTTTGCCTGGCTCCACGCCTCGTTTGCCTTCAGGGCCGTACCCCAGGTACCGACATCGTTTTCGGAGTAGGCTGCCTGCGCAGCGGTGCGGTTTTTCTCCGCAATATACAGGTTATACTCCGCCTCGGCCTGTTCCTTGAGCAGCTGCGTGTACCGTTCCATGGAGGCCGTTACGCGCGCGGATTCCTTCATTTTGGCGATGTGGTCGCTCATGGCGTCCGTGGACATGTTGAGTGCGCCGGTCTGCGCGTCGAAGGACACATTCAGTCCGTCCACCGAGCCGTTCAGCTCATCACAGATCGTCTGCATGAGCCGCTGCTCGTTGACCGTGCCGGTGTATCCGCCGGAGAGCTCCTTCAGCTTTCCGACGAGCTTCTCCGCCGCGAGAGCATTGCTCTCAATGTCGTCGATGCCGCTTTGATAGGCAGCCGCAGAATCCTTCTGTGTCTGTGCCAGATCCTCCATGGAGCGATTGAGCGCAAGCGTGTTTTTCTGCGCTTCTCGCAGCGCAGGGTTCGCCTTCACATAGGCCTTCTGCAGCGCTACAGCGCCGGCGACAAGCGCGCCGATAGCCACGGCTGCCGCTACATACGGATTCGCTTTTACCGTAGCGTTAAAAAGGGCCTGCGCCGCGGAGGCCATAGTAATTTTTCCGGTCAGCACGCCGAGAATGGTTTCTTTTGCCGTCAGCGCCCCCGCTTCCATCAGTTCTGCCGCCGTTCCGGCCTCGAGCCAAAGCGTAAGCGTTCTTTGCGCCGCGCTGAGCGAATTAACAGACGAAACTACGGTCTTGATAATGGCAAACGACCCATACGCCGCCGCAAGGCCGCTCACTACCGCCGTCGCCGCGGGATATTCGGTCTTGATGTACTCGACCCCGCCGCGGATGCCGCCGCTGTTCATAGCCTCCGCCAGATCCGCCGCGAAGCCTCCGACCGCCTTCTGCGCGCGGGTCGCTGCGGGGATCAGTTCCTTGCCGATGGCGGCGCCGATGTTCTGGATGTTCAGCTCCGTGATGCGCGAGGCGTTCGCAAAGCTCGTGCTGGCGGTGCGGGCAAAGTCGCCCTGCGCGTCCGCCGAAACGCTGAGCAGATAGTTATACCGCAGCGTCGCCTGCTCCGCCTGCGTCATGGAGGAATACGCCTTGTCGATGCCCTGCGCCATGGCGTAGGCTTCCATATTGGCAACGCTCATGTTGATGCCGAGCTGCTTGAGCGGCTCGGTCTCGCCGGAAATGCCGGAGCGGATCTTGGCAAACGCCTCGTCGCTCGTGATGTTGAAAAATGAGGCGAAGTCCCCGGCAAGCCCTGTAAGATCGGTGGACATCTGCCGCACCGCGTCGCCGGAAAGTCCCATGCTCTTGAGCATGGCGCCCATGGTGCCGGTGTACTGCAGCGCCGAAAGCTCCGTAATGCCGAAGGCCGTTGACGCGCCCTTCGCCCATTTGTTGATCGTATCGGCGCCGTCGCCGAACGTGACATCGACCACGTTCTGCACTTCCTGCAGATCGGACGCGAGCTCAACAGACCGCTTGGTAATGTTGATGATCGTATCGGCGATCGCTTTACCGGAGATCGCAATACCGATCCCGGCGAGGGCCTTAGTCGCCAGACTTTTGAGCTCGCTTGCGCCCCGGCTGAATCCGCTGCTGTCGATTTTGGTATCAAAAGAAAGTGTTCCGTCGCTCATAATGCATCTCCTTCGGAACGGATAAGATCCTCGATGGATTCCCCGCGCAGCAGCCGCTCACGCACCTGCTCGGTGAGCAGCCGCTCGTCGATTCCGACGGCGTCCGGGATCGCCGCGGCATCCTTCGCCCGCTGCGCCGCCGCTTTGTCCTCGCACTTGGAAACGTCCAGATGCCGCAGCCGGATCTTCTCCGACAGCGCGCAGCGGCAGAGAAAGCAGCCGCCGAGCAGCGCGCGGAACTGCCACCAGTGCAGATCCTCATCCATGAGATCGATGCCGTACAGCTGCCGGAACGAAGCATAGATCTCCGGCGCGTCAAACTCATAATCGAAGTCCCGCTCACCGGCAGGCAGCTCCGGCTCATCGCCGGCACGGACGAAATGCCCGAACGCTTCCGCCCACGCTTCCGGCGCTTCGCCGTCAAAAAACCACCGGCGAAGCAGCTCTGCCTTGTGTCCGTCCAGCACATCCGGATCGTTCTGCAGCCGGAGGATCTTGAGGATATTCCGGAATCCCGGCCGGATATCGTAGACGCTGCCGTCCACCTCCACGGTATCGGGCAGCGCCTTTTTCTTCGTGCGGGACAAAGAAAAATCAATCATCGTACTTTGCGCGGATGCTCTCCGCGTAAGCCGCGCCCGCGAGCCGGGCGATCTGCGCTGTCAGCTCGCCGATGCCGGCAAGGCCGAGATCAAACCCATCCATGCCCTTGACACCGGCGAGGATCCTCTCCACCGCGCCGGGGCCGAGCAGCCGGTCGATGTACGCGAGCATCGCCTCGTTCTTTTCCAGAACGCTGCCCGGGTCGTTCATATCCGCGCCCTCGAATCGCCGGTCAAGTTCCAGAAGATCCCGGATAATGGCGGCATCCGAACGCGAAACGTCGAAAATCTCGCCGTTGATGGAGATCTGCGGCTTTTTGAATGTCAGAGAGATCTTCTTCATCCCGCGCTCTCCTTACTCGCTCTTGGCGGTGAAGGCCTTTGTCGAGGGGTTGAACGTACCCTCCACAAAGTTGCCGACCTGGTGCAGATTGCCCGCCACCTTCACGATCTCCGTACCGGCGCCGGTGATACCGGTGACCTCGACGCACACGCGGAATTTCCGCGCCGGATATGCGCCGGAGGCTTCGTCCTTGTAGAGATCAACGCGGATGTAGTCCGTCTCCGCGTCGCTGCCGGTCTTCTGATTGCGGGCAATGTCGTAAAGGAACGAGATCGCCGCGTCGTCCGAGATCATCTGCGTATCGAACGCAAACGAGTTCTCGTACCCGGTGATCGTGCCGGACGCACTCTTATCGTTGATGTAGGGCGTCTTCTCCACCTTGGCGGCGGGGTTCTCGTCCAGCGTCGTGAAGCCCGTGCCCATGAGCGAGTAGGTATCGCTCGGCGTAGAGCCCGTTTTGAGATAGTCCGCGATCATGTACCGCATGACTTTTGCCATAATTCATACCTCCGTATAGTTGATAGATACTGTGATCTGATATTCCGATGTGCCGCTCTCGGCAGCGCCGGACATATATGCGCTGACGGACACGCCGACGGCGTGGCAGCTTCTCCCGCCGTCCAGCTGCGGCAGATCCCCGGAGCGGCTCTTCTGCCGCACCCAGCTTTCCAGTGATTCCATCCACGCCTGGTTGTCCACGCGGGACGCCTCGGCCTTCGAGGACTGCCGCGCGAGCAGGTAGTAATACTCCGTAACGTCGCGGCTGCCGTCAACGAACGGCACAACGTCCTTCGTCGGCTGCTTATAAAGCCCGTAGCTGCCCGCCTCGCCGTCGAGCTGGTCGGTCTCGATGCGGTCTCCGGCCTCGATATCGCCGAATCCGTACAGCCAGCGGATGATGCTCTCGCTTACCGTCATTTGGCGTTCCCTCCCGTAAGTTTGGCCAGACCGCGCAGAATGGCGTCCTTCCCGCCGTTCTGTTTCATCCGCTCAAACCAGTAGTTCCCGCGCATCGGCGCGCCGGTGAAGTTCGCAGGCCGGTAATACCAGCGCCGGGCGTAAGGTGTGGCGTAGCGCACCTCACCCGAGCCGAGGCGGGTGTTGGTCGTGCCGCTTCGGTTCAGCGCGCCGCTGTCGAACGGCACCATCGGCGCGCAGCGGCGCAGCACCTCGCCGTCTACGAACTTCTGGGCGGTATCCCCCGCCATCAGCCCGCGCGCCTTCAGCAGCTCTCTTGTGGACTTCATGGTGAATTCTGCCGCCATCAGACGCACACCACCTTCCAGCTGCGCAGCCGAGGCCGCAGCGTGTTGTCCGCTACGCTCTGCACGATCACGGCGCCGTGGCCGCGGATAAGATCGTCCTCGGTATACTCCTCGGAGATCTCCGCAGCGCACGCGCCGAACACCAGCACATCCCCCGGCGCGAGCGTCAGACCGCCCGGGGCCGCCGGTGCGGGGATCGTGACGGTCGTTTCCGCGGCATAGAGGATCTTTCCGGCCTCGTTGGCCAGCGCGGTGCGGACGGTCTTCTGCCGCCACTGGACGCCGCGCAGCTCGCGCCGCGTCCAGATGTCCGCCCGGCCCTCCCGCGTGCGATGGTAGGCGGTGACGGTATCCGTAAATAAAGGCCCCATCAGAACGCCCCCATCAGTCCGGTGCCGGAGAGCCAGGCAAACGCCACGGCACGAAGATTCGCCTCCAGCAGCTCCGGCGTTGAAGCCTGGTAGCTCTCGGAGTATCCGTCGTTCGATACGCTTGTGATGCCCTGCCCCTGCGCCGTGGCCTCCGCTGCGTGCAGATAATCGACGAGCTGGCACTCGCACTCCCGCACGGCATCCGCTTTATATCCGGCAGCACCGGCGGCGCGCTGCCCGGTAAAGATATCGATCTTCCGGGCAGCGACGCGGCTCAATCGGGTATACTCCTGCTCGGTCTGCACGGTGGTGTGGCTGCCGCTGTAATACTCCCACGTCGCGTAGCTCATGCGCCGCCTCCGCCTTCTTACGCCTTGATCTCGGACGCTTTCAGCGTGATGTAGCCGACGCTCTTGACCTTGGAGGAGACGATCTCCGCGACCTCGATCACGTCGCCGGCAGCGCAGCCGGCGATCTCGGTCGTGCCGCTCGTGAGAGCCGTGCCGCCGTAGGCCGCGCCGAACACCGCGCGGGACGCGGGGTTCTTCGTGTATTTCAGCGTGCCGGACGCGCCGGTCACGGTGAGCTTCGTGCCGCCCGCGGTCGCACCCTGCGCCGCAGTAACAGCCAGCGCGCCGGGCGAGTACACCGCGCGGATCGCCACGCTGCGCAGCACCTTGTGCGCGTAGACCAGACGGCCCTGCACGGCGGAAGCGCCGATGTACTTGCCGCTGCCGGAAAGATCCTGCAGATGCACCGGCACGGCGAACTCCTGGCAGCGGGTGGCAAAGCGGGGATGACCGGCGACCATGGCAAGGTTTGCCGTGGTGTCGTTCCACTCGAACACGAGGAAGCCCGCGATCTTGCCGAGCGCGCCGGTCTGCAGCACCGCGTCGCCGAGATCGGACGCATGGGTGAATTCCGGACACTTGAGCACGAGCGCGTAGGTATCCGGCGTGACGAGCAGATAGCGCTTGCCGTCGTTGGGGATGTTCGCCTTGCTCATGGCGGTGCGGATATCAACGATCGTCTCCCAGATGTTGTCCTTGCCGAGCTGGGCAACGTTGAGTGCCGTCGCCCCGGCGATCAGCACCGTGGCGCCGTCGCTGTCCATCTGCCCGGCCAGCGAATACCCGGCGCTGTCGAGACGATCCGCCACGAGATTGTCGGGTACACCGGCAGCGTCATAGCCGTCGATGATCTCGTTGACGCCCTTGTCCTTGTCGATGGTCATCGTCTCATAGGCCGTGCCGCCGGTGCCGGCGGTGATGCCGTTGGCCTTGTCGTAGTCGGAAACGGCAACCTCCGTGTCGCGCACGGGGATCTTGACGGCGCCCGCCTTGGGGCTGCCCTCATAGTCGTTGTTGAAGATGACGCCGTCCTTGAGCACAAGCTCCTGGCGGATCTTCGCCAGCACGAGAGAAGAATAGCGTTCCTGAAGGGTGTGAGTAGTATTGGTTCCGTCTGTAGCCATAATTTGTTCCTCCTTAAAGTTTCATACCGGGATTCCGGCGAAGAAAAGCGGCCGTAACGCCGTCCGGCTCGCCGCCCGGATTGGGGTTGTCGATCTTCCCGCCGACGATGCCCTTCTGGCCCGTGGGCTGCGCGGCGAAAAGATACGCCTTGGACGACTGCAGGTCTTTCAGAGCCTCTTCCGTGCCCGTCACAATGCCTTTGTCGTCCACTTTGATCTTGCTCTTGTCGAGAAGCAGCAGCGCCGTGTCGGCGTCTACAAGGCCGAGCGCCGCGCCCTTGGCGCGTACGTCCGCGGCGATGAGAAGGCCGTTGGCGCGTTCAAGCTGCTTCGTGATCTCCGCCTGGGCGGCCTCCGGGATTTTGGCCTCCTTCTCCGCCTTGGCCCTGGCGAGAATGTCGGAGATCTCCGTCTCGGAAAGCCCGTACTGTTCCGAGAAGCTCTTGGCGACGCTGCGCTCGGTCCGCTGCTGGCGGGTCTCCAGCGCGGTGAGGAGCGCCGCTGCGATATCCTCCGCTTTCGGCGCAGCCGCCGGCGCGGGAGTGGGCGCGTTGTTCGGCGCCGGAGTCGGTACCGACGCGGGAATGGGTTCTGCCATACTGTTTATCCTCCGTTTTCAGCCCGTCGGCTTGTATTCCGTTTACCGCCCGTCGGCGCAAATAAAAAGACGGCACGTCTCCGTGTCGTCTTCGATTTGTGAAATTGTTGGTTATCCGCTGTTGCCCCGGTATTCGCATCGACCGTTGTTCCACGCTCCGCAGCTGTCTTGCGGACACTGCATCGGAAGGAACGCCCACGATTCGACTATACTCTCAACGTGCTCGTCCTCGTCCTTCGTGGTCTGCGTTTGATGGATCTCAGCGCGGCATTTATATGGGCATATCATAACGTCCTTCTTTCGGGTACGAAAAAAAGTTTTACTACCACTTGGGATTACACTACTCTCAAACTTGCTTTCATGCCCAATCCTAAGCAGCACGGGGATTCAGGCATTTAAAAGTGCTCCGCGATCTCCATGGTTCCGGCTTTGAGATCAAACAGAAAGACCGTTCTGTGGTTCGGCTTTGAATCTCCGCCAATCTTGAGGACAGGCAAACCGTCTGGATAAAACTCATCCGGTGGTTCAGTCCAATTTACAAGGCGAAACTCATATAAGCCGTCAGGGCGATTGCAACTCTCGGATCCTATATGCTTGGCATGTTCCTTGACCCAATCAATCCCCCACATATCCACATACTTATCCATAGCCTGTCTCTCTGCCTGCGATCTGGTCATTTTATTTCACCTCATTTGTAATAATCATCAAACCTGTTGGGAGTAAAAGAAATCGTTTTTCCGGTCAAATCTACAATAGTGCTTTTTTTCTGCCACTTGAACACGGCCAGCGTTTTCCGGTCATCATCAGATGCCTTCAGATCCATCGTTGTCGGATGGGAGTGCCCCGTCCAGCGCAGCTGCTCGTCAAACACTCGGCGGGCGAGGTCGTTCGGCAGCGTCCACGGCATACCGTTTGCGCTCGCCCCGTGCATAATGATCTTCACGTTTCCCCGCGCAAACATGGCAAACTCGTCGCCGGTTCTTGCGGTTAGCGCCGCAAGCGTATAGATGTCGGCCGCCTCCGTCGGGACCTCTGTCCACGAAAAACGCTCTGCGATAGTCTCCAAAATTCTGGCATCCGCTTCGCTGAGCTTGGCTGCGTTCTGGAACACCTGCTGAACATAGTCCGCTCTCTCCGCGGCGTGCGCCCGTTTGGGTTGAGAAATAGAGATTGCTTTCCAAAACTCCTGAAAGCGGACTTCTTTTGACGCCCTCGCCTCCGCACTCCTATCATATCCGAAAACCTGCGTCCTTTCAAGTCTCGGACGCATATTTACCTGCGCGGAAAAACGCTTGTATGCCGCCGTTTTCTCGTCGAGCCGGATCTTTGCCGCCGCCAGAGCGCCCTTGTCCCCCATCGCGTCCTGCGCGAGCGCGTCGCGCTTCATCGCCCGGATGCTGCGCTCCATCGCCCGCTGCCGCTGCGTCGCCTGGTAGTAGGTGTACGTCTTCCCGTCCGCCTCGAACGGCCCCGGCTCCGGCGGATACTCGACCGGCTCGGAGATCCCCGGCCAGTACGGATAATGCGAGTGCCGGCAGTTGTAGGAGTAGATGTGATCGGGGTTGGACGGCTCGCCGTACCCGCACACGCGGCGGAACTCGGCGAGGGAATACACTTTCCCCTGCCATACGGCATGACTGTCGCGCGCCCCCCAGTGCGCCGACACCTGCACATACGCCACGCCGCTCTCTTCGATGTTCGCCTGCATGATCTCGCCGGAGAGCTGCGCCGAGGCCGTGAGCACGGCGTTCCGCACCGCGGTGTCGATCTGCCGCGTGACGCCGTTTTTATAATCGATATGCCGCAGGCCGCTCTGCGTCAGCAGCCGCACGGCGTTGGCGCACGCCTGCTGATAGGATACCGTCCCGCTCACGGTCTGCGTCAGAGCGCTGTTCAGCGCCGCAGTAAACGCCCGCCGTGCCGGCACGCTGCCGGTCGGAAGGGAAAAACCCATCGTCCGCGTGAGATTCAGTATATCGCCCGTCGCGCGCTTCCGCATCTCGCGCACGGCCCGGTCCACGGCGCCGCCGCGCGTGAGCCGCTGCCCCGCCTGCTCCCAGAGAGAAAGGTCGTTGCGGAACGCCATGTTCCCCACGGTCTCGAAGAGCTCCGGCGCCTGCTCGCGCAGCGCCTCGCGCGCTTCGTCGATGGCGGCCTGCTGCGCGGCCTTTGCCTCCAGCGTGTTCCGCTCGACCATGGCTGCATACTCTTTGTTCGCCTGCAGCCGCCGCATCACCTCGATCCGGATGCGGTACGGCGACCAGCCGAGCCGCCGCAGCTCCTCGGCCTGCAGCTCCGCCGTCTCCGTCCACCGCTCCTCCTTCCGGACGCGGCGGGCGATATCCGCGATGATGTCCTGCTCGAGCTGCTGAAACACGGGCACGAGCACGCCGCCGTAGATCTCGAGCTGCTCCTCCGTCAGCATGGCTCAGCGCCCCCGCAGGATATTCTGCACCGTCGGGAAGTCGTTCTCCGATCCCTCGGCGTAGTCCTCGTCCGCGCTCTGCGCCCAGGCGAGCGCCTCGTCTTCCTCAAGATTGTATTTCGCCGCCAGATACCGGGCCCGGACATGGACGCCGCCGAGCCCGGCGAGCGCGTCCTGCCGCATGCCCTCGAGCCGTTCGGTCTTGCCCTCGATGTAGGAATCGTCAAACTCGATCCGGATCTCCTCGTCAAGATCGCAGGCCGTGCCGCAGAACGTGTTGGAAAACCACAGCGCCGCGCGGATGATCCCGCAGATGTACTGCTTCGCCTGGAAGCGCTGCCGGTTGAGCTCCTGCATCATGTCCTGCCGCTCGCCGATGTACTGCGTCGCGGTCTGCACGACGCCCGAGGCGTCAAACGAATACTTCTTCGTGCCGTAGCCGAACTTGAGGCTCATGAGCGAGAGCAGAAACTCGATCGTCGGCCGGAACATATCGATGCGGATCTGCGGGGACGTCTCGTGGATCAGATCGCCCGCCTGCGGCAGCTTGTCGCCGAGAAACACGAACCGCCGCTTCATCGCCTCGTTCGGCGCGATCGGCTGGCCCTTCTCGTCAAAGCCGCAGATCCGCTCGTTGATGAGCGTGATCTTCTCGGCGGTGTCCACGTCGTCCAGCAGCGCGGAAAACGCCGCGTCCAGCCCGAGGAACACCGGTATCGCGCCGTACACCTTCGGGTATCCGTAGCCCTGCATGCCGTCGATGCTGTTCACCTCGGCGGTGCGCATCACGGCAAACGGGCGCACATTGCCGAGCCGCACCGTCTGCTCGCTGCCGGTCTCGCCGTCCTCGGTGAAGATCACGGTCTTGTACCGGTAATTCCCCTCCGGATCGAGCGTGCATATCACGAGCGTGTCCACGCTCTGCGCGCCGCGGAGAGCCTCGCCGCAGAACGCCGCCTCGACGACCTCGCCGTTTCGCACCGTGAGCGGCAGAAAGCCGGTCGCACCGATATAGTTGAGACAGATCCGCCCGCCGGAGAGCGTGCCGTCGCTCATCACGTCGGCGTCCTCGAGCCGCACATAGCAGGCGCTCGTCCCCTCCGCGCTGGTGAGCTCCAGCTGCTCGCGGTACTGCGTGTCAAACCGGTTGGCGGCAAGGATCTCGTGCACCGCCTCGTCGTTGCTCCCCGCGTTGATCTCCACGACCTCGCAGAGATTCGCGTCGTCCGCGGCCGCGCGCTTGGCAAAGCCCATCCGGGCGAGCGAGTAGCGCTCTCCGCTCACGGTCACGCGCCGGTGGTCGTCCGTCTCGCGGATGCGGTACCAGTCGTCCGCCTTCCACAGGATATCCGCGGCCACCGTGTTGACGGCGTACCCTGCCTTCTCCAAATAGGCCTTTACATGCTCCTTCATCTTGCCCTCCGGTCAAAATAATCCGTCCAGGCGCTCCATGCATAGTTGAAGCTGTCCCAGTAGTCGTTGATGTTCCCGAGATTCTTGTCCTCGGGTATGCTCGGCTTATCCGCGTCCCAGCGCAGCTGCGATAGCGCCGTGATAAGCCCCGTACACCGCCGGTCGATCCGGATCCGGTCGGCGCAGAGCAGCCCGTCCACGCTCACGGGGCGGCTCTCCAGCGGCGTCTTGACGCACTCGCCGACGCACCGCCAGGGCAGCCCGCGCCCGCGCAGGATCGCCGCCACGCGGTTTATGAGCGCGGGGTCGGCGGCGTCGCCGAACACATGGTCATACCGTCCGAAGCGCTCCCGCACGCCCGCGCAGAAATCCGCGCAGGCCGCGGCGATGCCCTCGGTGTCGATCCGCTCGCCGCGCGGCAGCGCGCTCTCCGCGAGCACGACCATCCGCTCGTACCCGTTCACGAACCCGACGGCGCACATCGTGTTGAGCGATCCCGTGCCGCCGAAGTCGAGCCCGACGCAGATCTTCGAGTAGCCGTCCCGCGGCGCGTCGGTGAGCCATCGCTCGCGCTCCGCGGAAAAGTACGGGAACACGAGCCCCTCGGCCACGCACCACTCGCCGAGGATGTAACGGTCATAAAAAACGCCGCTGTGCTCCCGCTTCATCGCGGCCCGCACGTCGGCGTCGAGAAACGGATTGTCGTCGATGCAGTACTGCTGCGCGAAGACATCCGCGTCGCTGTCAATGAATTTCTTAAACCAGTGATCCGGTTCCTTGGGGTTGCACGTGCCGTCAAACCGGCTGTACGGCTTGTCGAGACGGCTCTTGAGCATCTCGAAGACCTCCGGCTCCCAGGTAACGACCTCGTCGCCGTAGCAGTACTTGATGCTCACGCCGCGCAGCCGGTCCACGTGCTTTCTGTTGTCCGCGCCGAGACAATGCACCCGCTCGCCGAAGAGCGTCGCGGTGTTGTCGCTGCGGATGCTGGACACGAGCGCCGCGCCGAAGATGTTCTGCATCGGCTCGATCACGTTGCGCTGCAGCGTCCCCTTCGTGTTGCCCATAAGGACGATCAGCCCGTCGAGCCCCTTCCGCTCGCGGATGGAGCGGGCGATAACGAAAAAGTCGAGATACGTCTTGCCGGAGCGCGTCGCCCCGTGCTTTATGTTCCACCGGTGATACGGTTCGCGCCAGAACGCCTTCTGCTTCTCACTCAGCCGCAGCATCGCCGATCCCCTCCAGCAGCCGGTCGAGCTTTTCGAGCGCGTCCGCCTCCTCGCGTCCGCTATTCGCGTCAAACATGCCCAGATGCTTGCCGAGCAGCTCCAGCGCCCGCAGCTTGTCATAGGTCTTGATCTCCATGCCGTCGCGCCCCTTCTTCACCGAGGCGACCGCCGCCCGCTTCTCCGGCGGCAGCTCCTCCGTCGGCGTGAGCCGGACGCGGTTCCCTTTGCCCACGCTGGCAAAGTCCGTGCCGTTCGCCGTTGCGATCTTCATAAGCTCCCCGAGCACGAAGTCCTGCGTGATCTGCGTCCGCTTGCTGCGCGCCTCGCGCCGCTCGTTGAGATATTCCTGCACGAGCGGGTTCTGCATATTCCGCACCGCCATGCGCTGCGCCCCCTTCGGGCTGTACCCGGCGCGGAGCGCGGCCTGCGTCGCGTTGAGATCAATGAGATATTCGTCGCAGAAAGCCTTCTGCCGGTCTGTCAGCCGTCCGCAGCACCCCACAACCACCACCTGCCTGAAAATTTATCCGGGACGAAACCGCCGCCCCTGCGTAAAGCCTCCCTTGTGCAAAGGCTCCCTTGTGCAAAGGCTCCCTTGTGCAAAGGCTCCCTTGTGCAAAGGCTCCCTTGTGCAAAGGGAGCTGTCAGCCGCAAGGCTGACTGAGGGATTGTGCCTCCCTCCCCGAGGGAGGTGGCAGCAAAGCTGACGGAGAGGGCGGCTCCCATGCCTCCCTCTCTGAGGGAGGTGGCAGCGGCTCCGCCGCTGACGGAAGGAGTCCGCCGCATCAATAAGTTTGAGATCAGAAAAGACCGGGTTCGCCGCCCGGTCTTTTCTTATGCCCTGCCGCCATTCCGGACGGAGCCTCGTTCCGACGAGGAGCCACTTCTTACAGGCCGCAGCTTGTCCAAGAAGAGAGAACCGCAAACAGGACGTTTCATGCCGTCCTGCCTGTACGAAAAAGAGCCGCCTCCCGGCAGCCCTTCACGCTGTCAGTGTAGCACATCGGAGTGTGCCATTCCATGCCATCCTGCGCCGACGGCATTAAAGTGAACAACTGCAACAACTGCAACGCCATTTTTCCAAAAACACTTAAATACCCCTGTATACCGTATATACCCTGTGCTGTACGCCCTTATCTGACACTTTCTTAAAAGTATTGTTGCAGTTGTTGCAGTTGTTCCGCTTAGCGAAAAAGTTCTTATTTTTCAACGTTTTCGAGGCTCTTCCAAAGTGAACGAAAGAGTGAACAACTGCAACGACCTTTAACATAGTAAAGTGGATGCCGCACGCTTTGGGCGCCCCCGCCCTCCCCGGAAGTGGAACAAGAAAGCCGAAAAGTGGAACAAGCTCATTGGTCTTGTTCCACTTCTCTTCATCGGGTCTTCACTTTTCGCCGGCGTCCTTTTCGGCATCTTCCAGCTTCCGGAGCGCCGCCGAGTGCGCCCGGTGGACCTGCCGCCAGCTGTAGGACATGATCACGCAGATGTCCTCCCACTTGGCGCCGTCGATGTACCGCAGCCGGAAGATCTCCCGCTCCCTCGGCTCCAGCGTCTCAATGAGCCGCTCGACCTCCAGCTGCGCGGCCGTCAGTTCCTCGATGCAGCGGCGGTATTGGCCGCGCAGCTCCTCGGCCCGCGCCACAAGGCCGGTCAGCTTGTCCGGATCCCTGGACGGGCTGCCGGGCGTGCCGGTGAGCGCCTGCGCCCGCGGCGCGGTCATGCGCGCCTCCAGCTCGGCCAGCATGCGCCGGATCTGCCGCAGCTCCTGCCGGCGGTCGCCGTAGCGGCGCAGCTTCTCCTTCACCATCGCGCGGCCCCCCGCAGCTTCGCCTCGACCTCCTGCGGCGGCAGATGCCGCGCCGCCGCGTCCTTCAGGATCGCCGCATACTGTCCGTAGCTCACATGCGCTGCCCGCGCCGCGGCGTTTACCCTGGCAAGCGCCCGGCCCGCCGCCGTGCTGCGCCCTCTCCGTGCGGCCTGCTCCTGCGCGGCGCGGTGATTTGCCTCCGTCTGATGGCGCCGCCGGTTCTCCGCGTGGCACGCGTCGCTGCACGTTTTTCGGTTTTGGCGGCTCTCAAACGCCCCGCCGCATATAACACACTCTCGGATCATCTTCCGTTATCCTCCTTCACGATCTCCAGACGCAGCGCCTCAATGGCTGCCGCCTGTCCCTTGTCTTTGTCGGCGAGCGAGCGCAGCACCCGCTCGTCGTGCGTGCCCTTGAGGATCAGATGGTAGATCCGGCACACGCTGCGCTGCCCGGGGCGGTTCAGCCGCTCGTTGGCCTGCTGGTACAGTTCCAGACTCCACGTAAGCCCGAACCAGACGATGATATGCCCGCCGTCCTGCAGATTCAGTCCGTGGCCGATGCTCGCCGGGTGCGCCAGCGCCACGGGGATCTCCCCCCGGTTCCAGGCGTCGATGTCCTCCGGCGTGTCCAGCGCCCGGCAGGCGATGCGCTGCCGGATGCGCCCGGCGTCGTGCCGGTAGGCGTAAAGCACCAGCACGCTCTCGCCCCCTGCCGCCTCCGTAAGCTCCTCCAGCGCGTCCAGCTTGATCTCGTGCAGCGGGTGCACCTGCCCCTCCGTGTCGTAGATCGCGCCGTTGGCAAACTGCAGCAGCTTGTTCGTGAGCGCCGCCTCGGTCCCCGCCACGATCCCGCCATCGGCGTTCAGACACTCCAGCACCTTCTCCCGCTCAAACTGTTTGTACCGCCGCAGCAGCGCCGGCGGGGCGTCCAGCTCGATGGTCTCATAGATCTGCCCCGGCAGACGCAGCACGTCCTCCTTGCGGATGCTCATGCAGATGTCGGAGAGGCGTTCGTATACCTCCGCCTCGGCGCCGTCGCGGGGACGGTAGCTGTAAACGATGTGGCCGTTCATCTTCTCCGGCAGCAGGAAGCGCGCCCGGAAAGCGCCGAGCGTCTTTCCCAGCCGCTCGCCCTGGTCCAGCAGATAGACCTCCGGCCACAGATCCTCCAGCCCGTTCGGCCGCGGCGTGCCGGTCAGACCGATGATCCGGCGGATCCGCCCGCGCACGCGGCGCAGTGCCCGCCAGCGCTTGGCGGAGGCGCTCTTGAAGCTGCTCAGCTCGTCGATCACGACGATCGGAAACGGCCAGCGCTTGCCCAGCGTGTCGGTCAGCCAGACAACGTTCTCGCGGTTGATAACGTAGATATCGGCGAACGGCCCCTCGAATACGCTGCGGACGGCCTCCGTACGCTGCCGGGCCGTGCCCATGATCCGCCGCACCCGCAGATGCCGCAGGTGCTCCCACTTGGCGGCCTCCTTGCTCCATGTGTTTTCCGCCACGCGCTTCGGCGCGATCACCAGCACCGGCCCGTCCTCCATCTCGTCAAACAGCAGCGCGTCGATGGCGGTCAGCGTCGTCACCGTCTTGCCTGCCAGTGCCCATCCCCCAGAGCAGGGCGCAGGCTTTGTGCTGAACGATCCAGTCAATGCCCGCTTTTTGATGCGGATAAGGGTTGAAGGCACTCATGGCGTCACCCCCTTTCGCTGCGTCGCGTGGATTTTTGCATGCTCTGCTTGGTTTCGCAGAATTTGAAGATTCTCCGGGCGGTTGTCTCTCTTGTTGCCGTTTATGTGATGCACCACCTCGCCTGGGGATAGTGGTCTACCAAGCATTTTCTCAGCAACTACCCTGTGCTCATGCCTTCCGTGATCTTTTCGGTATGTTTTCCCCTCACCGCGATCCAGCAAAGCCTCACGCTGCTTTTCGCTGTATGGTCTGGTTGGATTCATTTCGGCGTTGAGCGTTTTCATGTGGCACGATTGGCTGCACCAGTTTCTTCCCTTTGCTTCGTGCGGCCATCGCTCAAAGGTCTTGCCGCAGTATTCGCAGGTACATTTTGTTTTCATGCTTCCCTTCCCCCGTCCTTCCGCTGCCCGATGGCGCTCTCGAGCGCCGCGATGTCGCCCCGGTCGCGGATCACCCACACGGTGAAGCCGAGACGGCGGAGCCGCTCGTGCCACCACTCCTGCAGCTTGCGTACCTCGCCGCCCTTCGGCCGCTTGAGCTCGGCGAAGAGCACCCTTCCGCCGGGCAGCAGTACGATCCGGTCCGGCACGCCCGCCCAGCCGGGGCATACCCATTTCAGCGCCATGCCGCCGCGGCGCTTCACCGCCCCGACGAGCGCCCGCTCCATGTCCTTCTCCAGCGGCGTCATGGGTTCGCCCTCCTCTCGTAAAATCGCTGCCGCCCGTAGGGGCGGATGATTGCCAGCTTATCCTTCGCACGCCGCCAGCCGGGCATGCGCTCCATGATCTCGCGGATCTCCTTGCCGTCGTAGCGGTCCAGCCGGTCCGGGCAGCCGCCGAGCGCCTCCGCCCAGATCTCCATCGTGCAAACGGTGCGGCGCCGCACCGTGCCCTCCTGCGTGCCCTCCAGCCACAGCCGCCGCGCGGGCAGATCCATCGTGTCCCAGTCCTCCGGCAGCAGCCGCTCAAGATATTCCTGCACGATGCCCTCCCGCGGGTTCTCCTCCTCGAAGCTCTCCTGCACCCGTCGGGCGACGCTCTCCAGCTCCGGCGGCAGATACAGCGTCTCCCCGGCGTGATATAGCTCCGCGGCCTCCGCCCAGACGCGCCGCACCGTCTCCGGCGTCAGCTCGTCCCAGAGACTGCGCCGCGGCTCGTTCGGCGTGTCCACGATCCAGAACCGCCGGTTGCCCGTGCGGTCGCGCAGAAACTGCGCTTCGTTCGTGGTGCCGATGAATATGCACTGCCGCGGGAATTCCTGCGTCCGCCGCCCGTAGGCGGGGCGGAAGCGGTCCACCTGCTTGGATATGTAAAGCTTGATGGTCTCGGCCTCCGCCCGGCGCATGCCGGCCAGCTCGCCGACCTCCATGATCCAAACGCCGAGCACCTGCTCATAGGCGTCCTTGCCCTGCAGCGTCGTGAAGCTGTCGGAGAACCACCGCCCGCCCAGCCGGGCGATCAGAGCGCTCTTGCCGATGCCCTGCCGGCCCCGGAGCGTCAGCATATAGTCAAATTTGCAGCCGGGGTCATAGATGCGCGCGGCCGCCGCCGTCAGCGCCTTTCGGGTAACGGCACGGGTGTACGGCGTGTCCTCCGCGCCGAGATAGTCCACAAGCAGCGTCTCTACGCGCGGCACGCCGTCCCAGACGCAGCCGTCCAGATACTCCCGCACCGGGTGGAATTTGTTCTGCAGCGCCACAACGTTCACCGCGTCAAAGATGCGGTCCTTGCCGGTCAGTCCGTAGGTGCGCTCGAGATAGTACCGCAGCGCCGCGTCGTCCGCGTCGGTCCATTGCCCCGCGCCGCGCCCGGCGCGCCATGGGAGACTCGAAAGGCTCACGATGCTGTGCTCCATCTCGTTGAGCGCCAGCCGCCCGGCGAGCTGCGGGTCGTGCTGCAGAATGATGACGGCGTTCTCGATCGTCTGCGCGATCGCGCCCTTCTCGGTGATGCGCAGCTGCGCCTTCCAGTCCTCGCCGTCCTCCGCGCTCTCGCCGAAGTCCGCCGCGGCTTCGCTCATGCGGTCGGTGACGATCTGCGCCTTGACGCGCTTGTCCCCGCTCGCAAGCTGCGCCATCGCCCGGTAGCTCGGGCGGCTGCTCACCGGCGTGTCCGGGTTGCAGTCGCCGTCCAGCTCGCCGAAGCGGTGCAGCCGCACAAGATCCCAGGCGTTGCACAGCTGCCCGCTCGCCGGGTCTGTGCCGTGGTGGGAAAAGCTGAATTTGTCGTCGTAGATCACGACACCGGCGGCGGTGCTCCCCTCGGTATAGGTATAGCGCCCGGGATCGTCACAGGCCCGGTAGGTGGGCACAAACTCGGCGATGGCCTCCTGTATGCTGTACGCCCGGCAGAACGCGCCTACGATGCCGCCCTTCTCCAGCGGGTCCTTCTGCCTGGCGGCGCTCTTTCGGACGATCTCCGCCACGCGGCTGCTCATGGGCCAGCCGGACACGTCGCGCCAGTCGTGGTAGGTGGCGAGCACCGTGTCGGGGTCGAGGAACGCCCCGTCCGTGTGCCGGAATACAAACGGCGCGTCCTGGCTGCAGCTCGGCCAGTACATCATGCGCTGCGGCTGGTAGCTCGTGTCGTCAAACTTGTCGATGCCCAGCGTGGCGGCGACGCGCCGGCCGATGGCCTGATACTCGTCGCAGTCCACGCTGCGCGAGAGAGGCACTACGAGCCGGTAGCGCGGCTTTTCCGTTGTGTGCTTGTGCGTGGAGTAGATCGCCGCGGCGTTGCCGTACAGCAGCTCCCAGTCCGGCCACAGATCGCCGTCGGCGAAGTCCGCGTCCAGACAGAGGATCGAGCGGAAGCGGATGTCGGAGCGGCTGCCGTTGTTGCAGTAGCCGCCGACGAACCCGCCCACGTCCTTGATCCGGCTCTGCTGCTCGCGGGTCATGGCCTTGTACTCGGCCATGGTCTCCGGCGTGCGCGTAACGGCGCTCAGCCGGTCCAGCAGCTCCGACCACCGGACGGTCTTGTTCTTCCATGTCTTGGTCTTCCGGCTGTTGCCCAGGGCGATGTCCAGCGCCTTGTCATTTTGGACGTCCATAGGATCGCCCCTCCTTTGTTCAGTCCTTCCTGTAAAATGGTGTGCTGTAGCCGTCTCCGCGGAGCAGCAGCCCCGGCGCCCAGTCGATCGGGCGGCCCATGACCTCCGCCACCTGCTCCCAGCTTGTCCCGATCGGCGCCTCAACGATGACCTCATCGTGGACGTGGAAGCAGATCTTCCAGCCCTCTTCCGCCAGCCGCACCATGGCAACGGCGAGACAGTCCCGGGCGTAGGCCTGCACGATGTTCTCCACCAGCTTGCCGCCCCATGTGCCCGTCTTTTCCCACCTGCGGGTGGTCTGGTTCTGGCCCATGAAGCAGATCGAGCCGTCGGTGTCGAGCTTTGCGTCCCAATAGCTCAAAATGCGTCCGCTCGGCAGACGGCAGCGCAGGGCGTCGCCGTCCCGGCGGTACTTCACCCCGCAGGGTACCGTGGTCGTCC